ACTTATCCGTCCCGTTCTGATGTCGTTCCTTGGTAGCGACAAAGTGAAGCGATTGATTGTTGACATGCTCCGCAAACTGGCTGAGCAATCTGATAACACTGTCGATGATCAGGCAGTGGAATTTATCGAAAACGGACTTTTCCCTAACAAATGACTTACTCTTCAAATTACCTAGGTAAAGCTCACGTTGTAGATACATCTACTACGTCTGCTAACGTCAATCTTTCGCATGACTGCCGTAGGATCCGACTGAAGGCTCATACTCAAGATGTTTTCTTTGCATTGGGTAATGCAGCTCAAATCGCTGAAGGCGAACCTGCTGAAGCTGTTGCAGTCACTACGGCTGCTTCTGCTGGTGTTGCTGAAGTCCGCACGGTTACTCTTTCTGGTTTCTACGAAGTTGGTGATAAACTGACTGTCGTGGTTGATGGAACTTCTCTTACCTATGAAGTCACAGCAGCAGACCAAAGCGAAACTGCGGCGACAACGCTTACTAATGTGGCTGCTAGTGTCCGTGACGCGCTTAATTCTGATGCAACTATTAGCGCAAGCTTTACCGCTACTGCTTCCAGCGCTGTGGTCACTATAACTCACGGCACGGACAACACTGCATTTACGTTGACTGCAGAAGTTACTGAAAGGGACGACGATAATCATTTCCTTGACAAGCTTGCAGCTGAAGGAATCCTTATTGACGTTCCGCCTAACACCAGTGTTGCTGTTAAAGCACTGACTGGTGCTGGCAAAGTTTACATCTCTGAATACGTCTGATGGACTTGGGAGCACCTCCGGTACTACCGGTTCTAACGCTCCCTGAGGCCCCTCAATTACCCCGTCCGGTACTGGAGGTACCACGAGCACTTTTACCCTCGTACAAGCCGCTTGTAGTGCCTCCTAACGACCTTCGGCCACCTCCGGGAGTCAAAGGAACAACACCTTCTGAAACAAAGAAGGCTAAACCTAAACCACCTCCACCTAAACCACCCGCTACCCCGCCACCCCCGTCACAGATTCGGTACGTTGATGTGCCTGGTACTGACTATACGGTACCACTGCCTAGTAACGAGATCCTTGTGACGGCTGGCACGACTGCTACTGTCTCAGTTGCAGCCACCCTAACAGCTACTGCTATCTTTAAGCGGACAGTTAGCGTCCTTAAACCTATTATTAAGAAACTGCTAACTAAAAAGAAGAAGAAGGATGAAGGATGACAAGCACAATTTTCTAAGTGAAATTGTTAAAGCATTGGTACTTATTTGGAGTGCCGGTGTTCTTACAGCATCCTACATGGGAATGCTGCAAAAGATGGATCCCACTTTCGTGGCCAGTTTGCTTAGCGGCACTCTAGCTTCCTACGGGATCAGTCGTATTGACAAAGATTCTAAAAAAGAACCCCCTAAATGAAGAAACTTCTTTTAATGGCTCTTCTGTTGTCACCCTCAGCAGCTTTAGCTCAAACTGTTACCCCACAGTTCACCCAGGGGTCAATGCAATCCACTACTACCACCACTATTGACATTGAGCGCACTATTGCGACAGAAGTGTACGGTGGTGCATATTCGTCATGGTCTGGAACCAACGTAACCCCAAGCGGGGACATCACCGATTCTTCAACTACTTGGTCGGTAACAACAGCAGGAGAACAGTTTCAACTGGAGACTGTGACCCGAGCAGCAGGTGTAATCGAAACAATCGACATCACCGAAACTATCCAGCAGGAATCTACTACTACCTCGCTTTCTGTCTTCTCGCAATAGCTCCGGTTAAAGCAGAAGAACCGACAGTTAGCAACAATGCATCGCCTATTGCGGCGGCTACAGGTAACGTAACAAATCAAGCTGTACAATTCCAGAATAATGGTGCCCCTAGTAGACAACAGTTTACTGGGGGTAATTCCTGTAACGGTACAACTATGACGTTTTCCCCATTCTATATGGGAAACGATACGTTGCCTCAAGGCTACACTCGTAATAATAACTACGGTGCACAGCTCAACTTCTCTGTACCGCTTGACGGTGGGATGATTGAGCAGTGTAAAGCTATTGCTAAGCGTCACGAAGAGAAGCTGCGGTTGGATTATGAGCTTGTGAGGGCTCTAAAATGTACTGAGATCATGAAGGCTGGATTTACTTTCCGTCCTGGATCTCGGGTAGAAGTCCTGTGTCATGATATTGTACCTATTGTGTCCCTGACAAATGAAGAAAAAAGCAACTGAGGACCAGTTTAACGAACTCCACAATCTCGTTACTCGTGAGTTCCTTCAGCGCATCAAATCTGGTGAAGCCACCACGCAAGACCTGAAGGCAGCGTGTGATTGGCTGGCCAAAAACGACATCAGTGGTGTTGCCGTTGAAGGCAGTCACCTAGACAAACTGGCAACCGTATTGCCTACTATTGATCCTGAACTTGTACAACGGAGGCTGTATGGTACGAAAACGTAGCGGCCCTAAGTACGCTAACGGCAATTATAAATCGTATCAAAAAGCATACGATGGTACTGAGCGTCAAAAAAACAAACGTGCAGCTCTTAACAAAGAGAATCGTAAACGTGGTACCTATGGTAATGGAGACGGTAAAGATGTCTCTCACACCAAAGGTGGTAAAACACGCCTTATGATCCGCAGTAAAAATCGTGCCGCTAATGGTCACGGTAAACGCTCACGTTATGCATGACCCCTCTACTTCCAAGTCCTGATCACTACCTGCAAAATTTAATGACTATGACTAGCCCTGAAGCGAAACGGCTATGGCGACGTGCCATTAAGGAACACTTCAACTGTCAATGTGTCTATTGTGGAAAATCCTATGAACTTAATGAACTTACTCTTGATCACGTTGTACCTCGTTTTTATGGAGGAGAAACAACAACAAAGAATTTGGTTCCATCCTGCAGGAAATGTAATCAGAACAAAGGAACGAATAATTGGCTCTCATGGATGAGAGAAACATTTGGGATGACTCCCAGAGAAGACCTTATTTTATCACATATTAAGTAATGGCTTATCCCCTTGCAGAACGCCCTGAACGGCAAAAACCTAAACCTTCAGAGTATGATGACAAGCCGTTGGGCACTCAGCTTGCTGATGAAACAGAAAAAGCCTTAGAATGGGCTACTAACTTGCCTGTTGTTAAACCTGCTCTGCAAACTGCAGGGGGTGCCTTACGTGTTGTCTACGAAAATGTCATTGATCCGTTAAAATACGAATCCGAAGAACTTTTAGCTGGTAGAGACGCAAACGTTGGTGCTGCTATTCTAGGTTCTGGTATTCGAGCATTTGAATACGGAACTGAAAAAGGTGAAGAAATCGGCGGCAATATAGCCGAAGCTGTGGGTGTAGACCCGCGTATTGGTTCATTTGTAGGCGGCGCAGGTGCTGAAGCGTTGATGACCGCTGGTGTAGGTACTGTTGCTAAGAGAGCTGTTAAGGCTATTGATACCCTGACTCCTCCTGGTGCTGGTGGATTGACTCCGGCGTTGGCTGGCGGTGGTGGTGGATTGAGGTTAAACTTTAATAAACCACGTGTCGATGTGCCTGAAGCACCACAGGTAATGCCAATTACGGTTGAACCGCGTCTAAGAGCTGCTGGAATGGTGCAAGATGTTGCCCAACAGCCTGAATTTAGAGCCGCACTTGACCGACGCACACAAGCCTTAGACGAAGTTCGGGCAAATATTGCTAGACGTGAAGCTCAAGGTAAAACCGCAGCTAAATACAAAAAAGAATTGGCTGGTAAAGGTTCCACTTTAGATTACGACCCTAACGATCCGATTGTGTTTGAAAAGGCTAGGTATAAAGTATATGACCCGCTAGATCCTGAACGTACTGCACATCAACACCACCTGTTTGCTAAAGCACAATCTTATCCATTTGTTGAAAAAATGGAAGAGCTTATTGCAGCTGGAATTGCTGATGAAGATGATCTGGTTAACATGTTTGCATGGGCAGATATGTTAGACGTTACTATGGGTAATACTCGTAAAAACATGCTAGATGCTCCAGGACGGTCACACATCGACGCTGCCCCTGGCAGTACCGCTTTCGATAAAACACGCAATATCCATACGTTGTTAAAAGAATTTGATCTAGAAATTTCTGGTAAAAAAGTTAAAGAAAAAGTTAAAAATGCTCAAAATGCTACAGAACTAATGGACATTTTTAACGACTATATTATAGAGTCTGTTAAACCACAAAAACGGGTTGCACAACGTATTGTTGATGACTTTATTGTAAGGCATCGTGCTACTTTACCAAAAGATCAGCTGTCTATGTTTGATGATTTAGCATCTAAACTTGGCGGTCGTTACAAACCTAATTAACTTATGAACACACTAGACCTGCTTAAAGACGATTTTAAACTATTCTTGCAGGCTTTGTGGGCTGAACTCGATCTTCCATCCCCAACCCGTGCACAATATGCGATTGCGGACTACCTACAACAC